CAATTAAACAAACTAATAGAGATGTTATTTCTGCTGTATCTAACACAGCTAAACTTGCATATAATACATATGTAACTGTAGATGCTGCTGCTGGGGGACTGTTACCAGGTGGTGTAAAACCTTACAATCCTTTTGGAAATAAATCTGTTAAAAAAATAGCTAAAAAGAACTGGAAAAAATTAGATAGATAATCTTTCTCTTTGAAGATATCCTATTAACAATTCTCTGTACGCTACACTTGCACCTACACGTTGTCTTCCATCATATACATCATGATGATGCTTACATAAAATACATACGTTATTAATATCGAACTTTCTTTTAGGGTTCCCACCCATTCCTATGCCTTGTATGTGTGCTAGCTCTAACCACTTGTTATCATTACAGTATGGCCATTCACACTTACCACCCGCACGTTGCATGGCTTCTTCTCTTATTGCAGATAGATTCATTCTTCTTCTTTAGCAGCTTCAATCTTGTTATAGTCTTTAACATGTGCGTCATGTTGATGTTCGTTATCAAGTTGTTCTAAATTCCAATTATAATCTGTTACAAACTTATCCATAAGAAATCTTAGTTTTGCTGTATCTGGTGGTACATTAAATGTATCGCTGCCACATGCTTTACTAAACATGGAAGACCATACTTTCAAATACCTATGATGTGTAAAGATATTAACTTTATCTATATCTAATTTCTTTTTATCCATTATTACTCTCCCATCCAAAATATAAATCAAACATTTCTTGTTCGCATGATGTACATCTTCTAGCTTTTATTGTATCTGCTCTAAATAATTCTTCACAGTTTAAACATTTTATGTCGTATAATTTTTTACGCCATAAATTTTTAGAATTAGATGTACTTTTAAAAAATTTTTTCATTAAGTTTCCTCCATGTATAGATACTTATTGTCGTAATCTTTCCAGCATTTTTTACTGCTATTCCAATGGTGCCATCCATCATTGTAAACTAACCATGCTGCAACTGCAGTAGATACTTCAGGGTTAGTTCTATTACTTATTATACCAAGCTTAGATTTTAACCAATCCCATGTATCATCATTAAATTGCCAGAGTCCAACATCCTGCGTACCATTTTTGTTATTACCTACAGCAGATGTGCGGCCACTGCTTTCACAGTAAATAACATTAAGTGCAAGCAAGATGTCTTCCTCCTTAAAATACCTGGATACCATGTCTGTGTGTCTAGATACAACTACAATATTTTCTTGTACTTGTAAACATTCTTGATATACAGGTAATGTATTGGCTGTAAGTAAATAAGGGAACAAACAGCCAACAACTATTTCTATCATTAGCTAATGGCAGCTTTAGTTGGTAGTTCAGTACAATAGTAATGTACTAATCCACGTTTCTTTGCGGGTAAAGTTGTTATCTTATAACCTTCCTGCCTAAGATTATGTATAATTCCACCAAACCTATGGCAATACAACTCAGCTACAAACTCCCAGTTACTTATAGGACTTTCTCCCATGTATCTAGTAAGTATATAAGCTACAAGTTGTGTCTTGCTTTTAATATAGGCTGGTATATCTTCACCTCTAAATGATTCAGGTATCATTAACCCCTCCTTATCTCCAGCTATCAGGTGTAAGCACTTGTCGCTTACTTAATCCTCTATATCTGGTTCCTTTTTTAGACTTAGCAGCTCTACGCTGCAATCTATTCATTAAACATTCCACTCTTTTGGTATGTCTGTGTTATCTAACCACCATGACTTACGCCATTTACCTGTATGTCCACCACATACAACTGGGTCATTAGTACTACAAGTAAAGTCAGGACTTTTGTCTGATTTCTTGCTGTTACGATTATCATATACCATTGCTTTACAGTATGGACATTTCAAATCATCTCTATATTTATTTTGTTCTTGAACTTCTTCCACTATGCCTCCAAGCATGTCACCTGCACCTTGTAGTCCAGGAGTTATATCAGTAGCTGCTAATCCTGCAGCATTTAACTTTTCTTCCAATGACATCTTATCGAAGTCATCTTGTGTATATTCTACAGGCATGTCTATTAACTTCTCTATCATAGCTAGATATTTATCTAACTGTTCATCAGACCATTGAGTCTTATCGTTAGAGAACTTCATAGTCTTAGCATACTGATTGGCTGTGCCAATTATTTTATGTAATGTCTCTGTATTTTGTACAGATGCAGTCATAGTTTGTATAGTTGTAGTTATAAATGATAAATCTTGCATTAGAATGGTGGTGTTTCTTCTGCATCATCAGTGCTACCTTCATCTACAGTAACACCTTCACTAACTATGCTATCCATAATAGCTTCCATACGTTTGATATCTTCAGCTGTAGGTTTGTTTTCTTTCTTACGCATATCTAACTTAGTAACTTCTATGTCATCTTCACGTGATGTTGCAGCTTCAGCTGTAGCTTCTTCTTCAGTCTGTTTACTACCAGACCATAGCTCTACACCAAGACCAAACCTCATACATGCACGTTTAAATGCATCAGACTCTGCATCTTTGAGATTACTACCATCATTAAACTTGTCGTTGTTTAATTTAAATGTATCTATATCTCCAAAGCCTGTGTAGCTACCCATACCATCTAGTGTAATGATACCTTTAGCACCTACTATACGCTTCTCACCATTGTGCATACTATATACTGGTTCACATTCCCATGTATATTGTATTCCACTGTCCCTTAAACGCTCAACGTAATGTGCGTGTGGAACATAATCACCGAACTTACCTGCCGGTGCTTTACGTACTAACTCCTTTGGAAAAGGGGATAGTAAATCAATGTTATTAGTCATAATAACCTTTCCTTTATTTATCGTTTGAACTCAAAAAGAGAGAACGATAAATAAATTATATCAGCTCTCTAAGTTGAGTAACTTTCTTAAGTTGTGGATACCACGTTCAACTGGTTCCATTTTAAAGTCACCTTGGTCGTTAATAAGTATGAAGTGTGGTCTGTCACCAGTCCCACTGTACTCAATACTTTGTAACTTCCACTCAGATTTAACTAAGTTTTCTTTCATACTATTCTATTGTATCACTTATGATTCAATTTTACAAGGTATTCTGCAGTTACTCCTGCACCTGGCTTAGCAAATAGTAGCCATTGACATGGTCTACCCATGCTAGCTAGTTGTTCTAATGCATAAGTATTATAACTTTCAGTACTACCATTAACCCATAAACGTACATCGTTAACATACATTGTCGTAGGTGTATGAAAATGTCCAGCAATTGCATAGTCAAAGTCAGGCATTAATCCTCTTGACGCTAATGCTTTCCATCCTAATAGTTTTTTACCAAAGCCATACCATGGAAATCCACTGTGTCCTCTAACATTATCACCATGCCATACAAAGAACTTACATTCTTCACCTACATCTGCAATGTCAAACCAATGGTTATCACCTGTGCTATCAGGTATTGTCCATGATATTCTTTTTTCATTCTTATATATCATTGACATAATCTTTCCAAGCATTCTATCTGCATTGGAATCTGGATGATAATCTTTTCTTGCACGGCCTCCTAAACTACCATGATTACCTATCACCCAATGTACTTCTACTTCATTAAAGTTGGCCAATAATGTATCGAAGAACTTTGTCAATATTCTAGGTCCATCTATTGTTACTTGGTTATATAAACTAGCATCAATAAGATGTGTTTGTCCTGGAAATATAAGCTCGCCTTCTACAATATCACCAGCAGCTAGCACTACACATTTGTTAACTGGGTGTGCAGAACGTTGTACATTTGTCAACTCAACTATCTTATTTGCGTATTCAATGACACGTTCTTCTGCTACTTGTGTGTTATAATCAGGCGTTACTTTCGCTAATTGTACATCACTAAGAACTGCAACAGCTACTTCTTCATTCTTATTTTTCTTATGAAGTTTAGGTTTAGGTATCTTAGGTTTGTCCCATGTACGTAAGTTAGTAGATACAGCTTGATATACTGCCTCAATCATGTCAGCTTTTTTATTCTTAGCTTTCTCTAATTGACGTAGTAACTTTACATTATCAGCTTTAAGTTCTTGAATCTTGTGAGACTCAGCCTCAGCTAATAACTCTTCTACCTTTTTTTTATTCGTCATGTTCTAACATATTTCTAAAATGAGTACGCACTGCGGTCTCACTTATCTTTATATTATATTCATCACGTAGCAACCTAGCTACCACATAGGGTTTAGGTTTTCTACCAGCTTTAACCATCTCTTCTATACCATTCCAGAATGGTATAGCTTCATCAGTTATTCGTTCTAGTATGCTACTTACTTTTCCGATTTCTGCTTCTTTCAGCAGTTTTTCTATATCTTTCATAGTGTTCATTATACATTGTTTATATTATATGCGAGTAGAAAAGTGTAATGGTGTTCACTATTGGGATTGACATTGTACAGATAGTACGAATTAAACCATGTTCGGAGTTCTCTTCCGACTCTATTCCATTACTTTAGAAGGCTTTGATAGCGGAAAGGAAACACTACACTTTTACAAGCTTACCTTCTAATACTTTTCATCTTATCACATATTCAATTTTAATGCGTATTCTTTTACTTCATCTATATCTTTTAAGTTAATAATTTTATTCTTAGTACATAAGTCATAACATTCTTTAAGTAAATTAAATCCTGAACTGTTTCTTCCTGCACCAAATACTTTCATGTCTGATACCCATATCCTACGTTGCGGCATCTCTGATAGCCAGCGTAATGCTGGTCCATCTACTACATTACCACCACCTTTATGGTCCCAAAGATAATCATCATGAACTCTTCTACCACCTCTAGCTATAACACGTAAGTTTCCTGTTGTAGCAAATCCATTGTACATTGCAATGTTTACAGCTGGTAACTGTTCCATAATTTCTAAGATATCATCACCATCAAATCTCATAGAACCAGAAGCATCTATTAATATAGTACCTCCTTTTACTCTATGTCTTTGTTGGAAGATTTGTTTATCAATACAATATCTATTTATCTTTCTAGGATTATGACCCATGTTAGAAGCTCTAACTCCTCTACCATTTTTTAACCTACTATTTAAATTAACAGTAAGTGCGGGTTCATGTATTTCCATTTCACCCCATTTACCTATACCAGTAGTAGAATGATAAGACATTTCTTTCATAAGTTCTTTACGCATTCTATCTTGAAGACGTTGTTCTTCACTCGAACCACCAGCTGGCGTTGAATCCTCATCAGTTTCCTCGGTGTTATCACCTTCGTTCTCTGATTCGTTAGGTTCTCCTGTATTACTATTCTTTAAAGACATATCCCATATGTCTTCTTCTTTAGGTCTATCAAAGAACTCTGTAAGTAACATACTTAAATATTCAGCAGCTACTTTAACACGATTGAATGGTATAATATTTTTTGTACTCTTATCTATTAAGATATTTAATACAGCATATAGTTGTGCTTGTATAAATTGATATTCACTTCGTCTTAACATAGTGAATCTCATATCATCAGAGTAATATTTTAATAAGTTATTAAGGTGTACTACAGTATCTCCAATACCATCATATGCTCTGTAATAATAACTTTTCCTGTCTTGAAAAGATATATACTTTAACATAAACATTAGAATTTCTCCAACACTACCTACTTGTAATAGGTAATCAAATTCTTTTAGTATTAAAGGTGGACATTTAGTACCACTAACATAAGTTATATTTTCTGTACTTAGTATCCATGCAATTCTTATATCAGATAATATTGATACAGCTTCACGTCTAACATTAGGTTTTAATTTACCTATTGTTTTAGGCGACCACTTAGCATGGCCTAGCTGTAATTTTCTTACATATCTATAGTGATTAACACCACAAAACTCACAGTTCTTACCTAATGGAACTGTCATTTGATTATTTAAATTATCAGTTAAGATATTTGAATCATCATAAGTTTCATTAATAACCCATTGTGTATTAGTTATAATACCTGGATATGGTTTTGCTTTATCCATCAGTTGCTTTAGCAATCATCACAGCATCAATAATATCCTCAGCTTTAGAACCAAAGATTAATTTAGCAGCTTTGTCTTCACTAAAATCTTTATCTAATAACATAAAGAACTCTTTCCATGAACGAACAGATACTCTATCTTCTGGGTCATCAACTAATGTTGTATCATTAATTACTTCATGCCAGTTTTTAGGGAATATCTCCATTGCTTTAGGATGTATAGTATCAACGTTAATCTTTACTGGAAATCTATCCTTTAATGCTAAAGGTAAACTCTCAGGTGGACTGTTAGTTGTAGCTATTACTTGAAAACCTGGTAAAGGTTTAACAGTTTCTTTAGTATCATTATTTAAAGTGATACCAGCAATTTCTGGGTCATCTAATATAGCATGCAGAAATGTCATAGCATCTGGTGAAGCGTGGTCTATCTCATTGATAACCAATCTACCTCCAGTTCTCCATGACTGTATAGCTAAACCGTCATTCCATACAAAGTTTCCGTCACTACTAGGTTTATAAAACCCCTCAAGGTTTGCACTAGCTGTGTCTTCTGTCATTGTTATCTGAAATACATTTGTACTTCCATCTGTATTTATAGGTGCATTTTCTTTTACTGCACTGTATGTCTTACCTGTACCTGGGGGACCGTATAGTAGTATCCTTTGTGATACTGGTATTACATCGTTTATAAGTTGCCAACAATCATTCATCGTTGTCATCTCCCTTCTCATTGTCATTATTATTATCTTGTTCTTTAAGGAAATCTTCAGCTTGATTTCCTATGTGTTCAGCATGTTCCATTACTTCATCAATAGCTATGCCATTAATTCTTTCTACAGAATTAGACTCTACTACCTGTATAGCAGTAGGTTTATTACCTATTAACCAGTCTTGAAACAAGCCACTATCAATAGCTTGCTGTCTGATATCCTCTATCTCTTCCCTTGTAAATGTATTCTCACCTAACTTAGGTGGATAAGGATTGATAAAGTCAGTCATCATCTCAGCTTTGTTTGCGATATCCATATTCATTGCTCTTACCATTGCTTGTACCGGGTCTGATGCTTCCAATATAATACGAACATGTCTTGCATCTTGGTTACCTGGTATATCTAAGTAAGTTAATGTACATAGATACTCTAATTGTTCTTGTTTGTTTACTTCTAAGTATTCCAAACTTGAACCTCCTCTCTTTGTTTGTATAGTGTGTGTGTCTTTAAGTCATAAAGACGAAAGACACACATACTAATTGTTAAGCACGCCATCTATTTATTGTAGATATTTATTACTTTTTTTTAATTATATAGATAGCTTGTAACCTACGTTCAGTTACTAGGGTCAACAGGGCATTGTATTACTAGCTCTTACTTATAGGCTACAAGCTACCCACATCTTGGTCTAACCGGCTGGTACAAAGGGAAACCAGCAATGTAGATAGCCTTGGCTGCGTTCAATTAGATGCCACTTAAACTATATCTAATTCACAATCATCACAACATGCTTCTAATGTTTCTTCTAATTTAAAGACATGAATATTTTCATTGTGTCTCTCACACCAAAGCTGTATGTGTTGTTTATCTTCAGTTAATCCTACTGATATATCTGCATATTCTTGTGGTGACTTATGATATCCTAAAGTTTCTAACTCTGAGATACATAAGTAACAATGAGAATATAACTCAATAATATTATTCATTAGTTATCTCGTTAACTTTTTTATTGATTGCTTTCAATCCTTCTATGTGTTGTTTATATACTATGTCAGCCTCTGTATGCTTCATTGGGTAATGACTGATACCATTTCCTTGGTCCATTTCAATACTCCACTTATTAATAATTTGTAAATTATATTTTGTAGCAATATCATTTAATAATATGAATGGTTCTCCCCATGCACTATTAAATGTAAAATCTAATGTACCTCTAGCTTCAGTATATACTTCACTTATAAGTTCAGTCTCTACATCTCCCCATTTGGTACCCCAGTTAGCGTATTGCCAGTCAATGCTGTTAACAAATCCATATTCTTTTTCTATATCTTCTCTAGTTATATCCATCATAGGTCTGTTAGTTCCATCTTCATCTACAAACCATTCTCTATATTGAATACCGTCAATGGTACTTGAACCACTATGTATATTCTTAAATATATCTGGTGTTGGATTACAGTTTATTAACTTATACATAACATCTGGTGCATCATCTGGATTAGCACTGTGTTCTGATATAACATTCATAAACTCCCTAATATCCTTTGGTTCTCCCTGTATATTTATACTATTGTATGTCCAATTAGGCATTATTCCTCCTCCATTATTGAAAGTATTTCTTCATTAATTTCTGTCATGCTTAGCTTGACACCATCTGGTGCATCACTTGTCATAATAAAGTTAGTAAACTCATTTCTTATTGTGTCATTAGCAAGAGTAGCTATCATAAATTCTTTTCTAAATTCATCATCTCTTGTACCTAGATATGTAGTTATTGTTAGTAACATATCAGCCATTAAGTTTATTTTATTTTGTAGTTCTTTTAATCCATTGGATGTTTTATTATCCATGTTATCCCTCCTCATACCAGGTATCGTTAACCTTGTATGCTTTGTTTATCTGGTGTTCAACAGCTTCCTTAAGCATTGCGCACCATCCTTTTACTTTGTCGTCTAGTTTCTCATAGTTACTAGAGTTAGCAGCATTATCTAAATCAGCAAGTGTCCATCTAATTACAGTCTTTAACTGTTCAGTATCTAAGCTATCTAACTTATCATATATATCCATGTTATCCCTTCTATTAAAGGGTTCGTTCTGAACCCATAAAGAGAAGAACGAACACGCCATAAATGTTTATTAGATATCGCAAGTATGATATTCTTCTATCAATACATAACAGTATTCACAGTAGTAATCCATACCGGGTACTGGATGTGACATTATTCTCCTTGTTTATTTGTTAATAAGAATGTTAATAAATGAGTATGATTTTCTAGTATCTCTACTATTTTATTATCATTTTCATTCATCTTATCTAGTACGCTATTTATATTTGCTAAGATATCTGTGATATCTGTAGCTGTATCTTTCCAATTATCATACATATTATTTCTCCTCTACAATATGTTCGTCATACCATATCATTGCTTGTTCGGTATCAACTGTTATTTCAAAGTCAGTAGTTTCATATGTATAACCTTCCTTTGTACTTTCTTTGTCACACCAGTCAAGGAATTTATTAACACTCTCTACTGCATCGTCTAATGTATTACCTAACTGAAGTAATTCAATAGTTACTTTAGCTCCATACATTATTCTTCCTCTCCAAACATATCTTTCCAACAATTAGGATGTACTCCGGATATTAATTGTTCTCTTTCATCTTCATCAAGTGACTTAACAGCTAGTTGTACTAACCATCCTTGGTTAAGATAGAATAATTCTTGTGCTTCTATAGTAACTTCGCCAACTTGTCCGCAATGGAAGCACGCTTGTGTTTCCATAAGGTACTTATCCCCATCGACTGCGTCATATATTTTTTCGATTACTTTCATTCTAGTCCCTTCATTATTTTAATTGGTATTAAATACCCAGCAGTCTATACTGAATATAGACTGCAAGCTATTACTCCGTATTATTCTACAGTATTACCAACATTTACAGCCGGAGTAGCTGGAATGTTTCCTTCCTTAGGTTCTGTAGTGTCTTCCTTAACTTCAGTATCTTTTGCGATACCTTTGTTATAGACAGTTTGATTACCCTCTGCTTGTGCAGCTTTACGCTCCAAGTATGTAGCGCTCTGCTTATGCAGTTTCAATACCTCATTTACATCAAGGTATAGTGGAATTGATTGCAACTTTCCATCAATATATCTATTGATGAATGTTCTTTGGTTCCATTCGGTTAATTGATTTCCTGTTATACCACATACAACAGGGTTCATTGGTTTACTCATAATTTCCTTTCTTACTTTTTACTTATGATTACCACGAATAAGACAAGAACTCTCTCGCTTACTCAAAAAGGAAGAGAGAGAGTTGTATCTTTATTCGCGCTATTCATTAATATCTTTAATAAATTCTGGAATTAACTTTGGGTTTCTAAATAACATAGTTAATAATGGAAAGATATATATTTTAATACCATAAAAAGATGCTTCCCATCTAATATGCCAGCGTGAGTACCCAGGTTCTTCACCACTGTGACTTCCACTACCATAGTTTTGATATCCGTATATCATATTAAAGAATTGATGTGAATGTTTATGGCATAGTCCCATCTCACTTTTATCTTGTACCCAACTGTCTACAAAATCTCCATAACCCCCGCTATAGTTTATAAATAAACAGTTGTTATTATTTACAATAGGTTCGCAACATTTGTGATGTTCACAGATACCTTGAATTTCCTCATTCATTCTGGTATCTCCTCATTGGGGAACTTTCGTTCCAATTTAAATCTTTGTTCCATTGCATTGTCTATGTAACATTCATCACACATCCTATGTTTTATACATTGTCTATATGGACAGCTCATAATATCCTTTCTATATATTAGGTATGGCCGTAGCCATACCCAACATATCTATGCTAATCCTAGTTCTACCAAGTCATCGGATACTTGATTATCTTTTTCCGCTGTCCTGGTATTACGCACTGCTTGATTGACTGCGTCAACAAGTATCTTGTAATCTTCAGGATGTAGGAATTTTTCCATAGTATCCAATGCACTTTTAATTTCTTCGATATTCATAGTTCCTTTCTTAGAATAACTTTGCTGTGTTATTCTGCTTATTTATATAAGTTGCTGATAGTTTATGAAAATGCCAGACATTTTCGTTTATGTTATTTATCTTGGTACCGCAACTTCTATGTAAATATAATGGTATAGATATCCCCTTACTTCGTAAGTATTCAGGATGTCTATCATTTATATCTACATCTAATTTACAGTATCCACATTCTACAATATTCATTACGCCACCTGTGTATCTTTCAGGACATTCAAATCCCGAAGGACTGTCGCTATGCGACAGCTCCTTCCTTGGATTTTTGTGCCTCATAACCTTGCCATACACAGTCTCTATGTAACGGCATAACATAAGGGTCAGGTTGGCCTTTGGTATCTTTGCGATAAGTACCCTTAACCCAGGTTAAGTCGTGCACTCTCGCACCTTTCTTATCTAACGGCTTCTCGCATAGTAAGCAATTCATTCTGTTCTCCTTCGTTTTATCTCTGTCTTCTTTCGACAGAGAACTCATAAAGAGTTCTGTCGGAAGGGGACTAGAGATACAGAAGGATAGAACAGAAGATTGCAACTATGCAGCCGTTGATAAGTGGTGCGGTGCCGACTGCTGGGGGTACATCGCTAATGCAAAGGCAACCTACCCTTTGATGCCGACATAGGACTGTATGGTAGATTGACATTAAGTTATTTCTTTATTGTTCAGATTAAATGACAGTATCTCGGTACAAGAAATAACTACAGTATCTCTGATACTGTTCAGACTGTAGTAAATGACATCAGATTTCAGTATACAGAATTTTATTCTGTATAAGGATACTGAAATCGGATGACATATACAGTCTGACTACCTAATGTCAATCTAAGGGTCCTTATATATATACGTATGTACAAAAATATATGTTGGTAACTTCCGTAGTCAGTAAGGAGAAACACAGTAAGTATAAGGCTTTTGAGCGTGAGCGGGCATGTAGTGTGGTAAGCCCGATTAAACCTTTTTTATTGTCCTTGAGTACTGCTTTTGTCTTTCTAGTGTACACTCTCACGTGTCGGCAGCTTTCAGTGTCCCGGTCACTACTTTACTTGTAACAAAATACTTGTGTTTAATGTTTGTATTTAAGTTGACTATAGCATATAATTCTCACTATACAAACATCTACAGAAAGTTAGTTAAATGTCCACAAATCTTATATGCATAGCAGAGGGTTGTAGAAAGAAATTAAAGGGTAGACAAAAGAAATTCTGCTCAGGAACATGCCAGAAGCGTCAATTTGCCCGTGATAAGAGACATAACGACAAAGTGGACCAGAAACCCATAAACAAAGAATATAATTCTGATACAGGCGATTACGCCTCTGTACGCAGAGGGACGTATTACCGAGCTTTCGTAAGCGAAGGTATAGCCGAAGCAGTTGCGACTGGAGATATAACAGTAGCAGAGGCAGCTTCCCTCCTTGGTTGCACTTCAGCTACTGTTAGTCGCATGCTTGCTGCCTTTAAAGTAGACAGTAAGAACGAAGTATTAGCAGAAGATTGGGAATTATCAGAAGAAGCTCAAGCCTCATTAGAAAATTTTTCTACCTTCCGACACAAATACTTTAGAACAGAACTAGGAAAACATTATGACACCGCAAATTTTCACACTAACTGGATTAATAACATTATAGATAGTATAGAAAACGGTAAAGAGTTACTGATACTGTCACCCCCAAGACATGGAAAGACTGAATTGTTAATACACTTTGCTGTATATCAAATATGCAAAAACCCTAACACAAGAATTATGTGGGTAGGTGGTAACGAAGACATTGCAAAGAACGCATTATCTGCTGTACTTGATGTATTAGATACCAATGAAGAGTTAAGAGAAGATTTCTGTGCACCTGGTACATCTTTTAAACCTGATAATAGGTCAGGAAAGAACTGGTCACAGAATCAATTTACTGTAGGAACAAGAACAGTAGCAGGTATTAAATCACCTACTATGGTTGCTGTAGGTAAGGGTGGAAAGATTCTGTCACGTGACTGTGATATTATTATTGCTGATGACATTGAGGACCATCAAACAACAATGCAACCTGGTGCAAGAGAATCTACAAGACAATGGTGGACAACAACTCTTTCATCAAGAAAAGAGGAACATACTGCTGTAGTTGTAATTGGTTCAAGACAACACCCTGATGATTTATATAATCACTTACTTGAATCAGATAACTTTACAAGCATAGTTGAAACAGCACATGCTCTTGAATGTAATTTACCAGAACATATTGTAGAAGAACATATTGATTGTATGTTGTGGCCAGGTAAAAGAAGTTTTAAATGGTTACAATCTAGGTTGCACTCTGCTGAATCAACAGGTGGAAGACAAACTTTCGAAATGGTTTATTACAACCAAGCATATGTAGAAGGCACACAAATCTTTACTATGAATATGATTGACCAATGTATGCGACCTGATTTAGTACTAGGACAAGTATATCAAAACTTACATCTTGTAGCTGGGTTAGACCCTGCATCAAGTGGTTATCAAGCTAGTGTGTTATGGGGTATAGATACATACAGAGGTGAGTTGTATTTAGTTGACCTAGAAAATAAAAGAGGTGGAGGAATAAGAGCAGCATTAGACCAAATGGCTATATGGTTACAAGAATATGATTGTAGACATTGGATAGTAGAAGAAAACGGATTTCAATCTGCTATTAGACAAGATGCAGGTATAAAAGAATTTACATTGCGTAGTGGTGTACAAGTACAAGGACACTTAACAGGTAAAAATAAACATGACCCTTTGTATGGTGTTGGAGCAATGGCGGATTTGTTTGAAAACAGACGAATACATCTACCTGTAGGTGACGGAGAATCTAATGCTAAAGTGCAGAAATATAGACAACAACTGTTATACTTTGATGGAAAACCTGTTTCTACTAGAAACAAAGAGAAGACCGACATAGTTATGGCTAGTTGGTTTCCGATGAAAGTTTTTAGGCGTATGCAAAAAGAGCATGCGGCTGATATAGGGTTGGATTACAATCCTAGTTATGGAGATTACAAAATTACAAATATGAATGAGGCACCATGGGGATAGAAAATTTAGATACTAAAACTTATCAAGAGATAGTTAAAAATGCATCTGAACTTACATCAGGTAAGTTAGTACAAGAACGACAAGTACAGAAAGCTAGAATCAAAGCAATTCTTAATGGTGGTGCTGATGGTATGAAAGCTTTACTAGGTAACACTATGGAAACCAGTGATGCTGATTTGTTACCAGCTCCTAACATGTTGCAGTCTGGTATTGACCGACTTGCACAAAAAGTATCTGGAGTACCTCAAGTTAGAGTAGATGTACCTAATGAAAATGATTCTACAAGAAGTAAAATGCGTGCAGAAAAATTAGAACGTATTGTTACTAGCTATGATGAAAAACAAAATTTATTATCTCAGTTACAACAAGCTGCTAGATGGTTACCTGGTTATGGGTACTGTGCTTGGGTAATAACAAACAAAAGAGATAAGAATGGTTTTATTTATCCTAGTGCTGAATTAAGAGACCCTTATGATACATTCCCAGGTAACTTTGGTCCTGACCAACAACCTAGAGAAATGGCAGTACTAAGACGTGTACCTAGATATAAACTAGCTCAAATCTATCCTGAGTTTGCTAAAGAAATTTTAAAACAAGATGATGATGAAGGTGATACACAAACTGATACTGCTACACCTTTTCTTTCATATGAAAACAATAGAGAACAAGCATGGGAAGATAATACATATTCAGGTGTAAGAATAATTGAATACTATGACCAAGGTGGTACCTATATAGTATTCCCAGAACGAAATATGATTTTAGATTTTATACCAAACGTATTATCGTCTCCTCCTTTTGTTTTTATGAAACGTGTGGCTTTTGACCAATTAAAAGGTCAATACGACCATGTAATAGGTTTAATGGCAATGATGGCAAAAATAAATATTATGTCATCTATTGCAATGGAAGATTCAGTATTTACAGAAACTAACATATCGGGAGAGATAGAATCCGGACAATATAGAAAAGGCAGATTTGCGGTAAACTATCTTGCTCCTGGTACACAAGTTTCTAAACCAATGAACAATATGCCGTATCAATTGTTCCAACAAATAGATAGGTTGGAAAGACAATTACGTATGGTAGGTGGTTATCCAGTTACTGATGACTCACAGTCACCTAACTCTTTTGTTACTGGTGCTGGGTTATCAGAATTGAATAGCACAATGTCATTAATGATATCTGAATATAGAGATATTATTAAACAAGGCTTATCACAAATGGATGCTAAAAGATTAGAACTAGATGTTGTTATGTCTTATACAATAAATGAAACTAAAAAGCCTATGGTGGGTTACCTTAATGGTGCAGCATTTAGCGAAAACTATAATGTATTACAAGATATAGGTGGAGACTTTAGAACTAGACGTATCTATGGTGTTATGGCTGGTTTTGATGAACCACAAAAGATTGTAACTGGTTTGCAATTATTACAAGCAGGTGTTATAGATGTAGAGACATTACAAGATAACATTGATGGTTTAGAGAATATAGCAAAAGTACAAGAGCGTATACGTAAAAACAAAGCTGAAGGTGTTTTATTTGATTCTATATTAGCTAGGTCAGCACAAGGTGACCCTGCAGCTACAATGGCTGCTATAGCTATTTATGAATATCCAGGAGCTGTAACAGAAATTATGAAGCAGTTCTATACTCCACAAGAACCACAGATGTCACCTGAACAACAAATGATGATACAACAACAAATGGCTCAACAACAGATGGGTGGACAACCTAGTGTAGCCGGTGCATTTGGAGGTTAATATGGAATTTATTGACGATGCTTTTTGGGATTTAGTTTATAACGAGTTTGGTGTAGTAGATGAACTAGATACATTTAATACCCCAATACATAGTGTTATATATCCTGCACCTGGTATCATAATATTATTAACTGAGGAGTTCTATGGTTAGACAAAGTAATAAAGGTGGACAAAGAACACCTAAGAAACCCAAAGCAACATCATTACCACAAAGTGGTGATAGAACAGATGGTGGTGCTGGAAGCAAAAAACAACCGTTAAGAGACATGCCTGGCTTACCTTATGGTCAACAAACAGATTTATTAAACCAACAAAGAATAGCTCCTTTACCTGCACAACAAGGTATGGGTGTACAAAGTCAACAAACTCCCCCTACAAGACCAAATGTATTTGCTCCATCGGAAAGACCTAGCGAAGTACCTACAGCAGGTGCTCCATTAGGAGCTGGTCCTTCTCCACAAGTTAATACACAGAGTATTGATATTACTTTAGCTGCTATGTATGAAGTAAGTAAGTCACCCGTAATATTGGATTTATTAAATAGAAGACAAGGTTAAAAGTGATTAGTCCTTTTTGGCTTGATAACAGAGAATACTTAACAACTAAAAGAAGTGAATCTGTTCAATTTAATGCACAAGTAGAAGCATTTAAAGCAAATCCTGAAGCTATTAAATCATTTGAATCACTTGTAACAACTCATCCTTATTTACCTTTAGATGTAACTTATTCTGCATGGGGTGCAAACATTCCAGCAGGAAGTAGAGATTTATTTGATATAGAAGATGAATTACAAAAAGAACGTATAAAACTTGAATTAGACACACATAAAGAAATTTACGATAGATACTTACCTGAAGACATAGAAAGAAATATGAAAATGAATTTAGGAGATTTCTTTTCTTTTGGGTTAATGCCAGGAGGTGCAGCACCAGGAGATATACAATATGGTGTTTGGAGCGTATTAGGTCTTGAATGGTTAATGCAATCATTTGGACCATCAGGAAAAATAAATGTTCCTGGAATAGTTGCAAACAAGTTATTACCTGGAAAACCTTTTACTAGAGGTAGAGCTGTTGAATATTATTCTGCAGTTAA